ATCAATCCATCCGGGCATTCCCTGTAAGACGGTCGAGACAGCAATTGTATTTCCGGATACCACAGTTGCATCAAATGTTGTCCCTTCACAGACAATCACCAAGGCTGCAATCAGGAGATGCTGTTTCGTCTTGGCATCGGATGGACTCCAACGCAGACAGTACATCTTATACAGAACATCAATGACAGGGCGCGCGGGGGCTTGAGCTTGCTTGCGAATGGCATCCCAAAAGATCCAGACCGGATGAATCCCATGAGCCTCAGAGACAAACTCGTCGAATCGATTGGCAAAAACGAGAGGCTGTTTGGTCTGTTTTTTGTGCTCCCGACAATACGCAAATACCCACGCCATCCAATACAAGGCCCGCGTGGCATCACGAACATCCGCTCGCAGACTGTATACGAACTCGTTAAGTGGAACAGCCACCGGAAGGGGATCGGCGGGGCGGAGAGTAAGACGTCCAAACAGTTGTGAGGGAGCTTTGAGGTGTTCCTGGATGGTCTGTGGATCAAAATCATGGACAGGTTTGATTGTTGGAAGCGATGGCAACTTGTTTTTGCGACAGCTTGACAAGGTTGCTGCAACTTCGCAGATGATCGATCGTACATCTGGATTGTTGCGAATCGATGTCATGGTTCCAACTGTAAAGACCTGTTCGATCGGTGCATACCGCTCGTAGGCTCCAGCCAGGTAGATGAACACATTTGGGTTCGCTCGGTTGATATGGAGCGCGGCTGCATCAAAGAGCGTTGCCCACAAGCTATGGACCAGTCCAGAGCAAAGTAGCTCCAACGCCCAATAACAGGCATAATCTGCGTGACCGAGTTGCACGTTTTGAAGGAGAACCTTCACGACGTGTGAGCGTGGATGTCCGCAAAATGTAGTCTTTTGAAAATCAGCAACTGTGCGAGGATCAGACACCTCCATTATGTTGTTCGCGTAGTCGATCTGAGGAGGGTGAACGCATCAATACAGCCAACCTCTCGGACCCCTTGTATTTGCATTTCTAAGCATTGCTTGGGCTCGTATAAATCGTGCCTTTGCCTCGACTTCTTCAATCGTAGGCGGGGGACCACTTTTTGTCATGAATCGGCGACCTAGAATAACAATGGCAATAAGTGTTACCAGCGCAATAACCCAGTTGAGGAACGTATCTACCCACGAAGACGCAGCGGCAATTGTCTGAGATTGTTTCGCCTTGTTCTTGTTGATCTGATTTTTGATATCATCGATCTGTTTTTGGAAGGTCGAGACGGAGAACACAAGATCATCTTTTACGGTTAAGATCTTGTCGCGAACACCATCCACAACCTCGATTGTAGACTGCTGTTGGTTCTTCTTTGCTTGAATGTCATTGTACCGAGCAACATATCCATTGACAATCGGTTGCGCTTCAACATTGGCGATCCGAGCCTTCTCTTGTTCTACCCAAGCCGCCGCATCGGCACCATTGACTAGCGTGTAGTATGCGGTACGCGCTGTTTGATATGCATCAGGTGCCGTGTCCCGAGCATTCTCGGCTTGCTGGAGAGTATTGAAGGCAGTTAGAATCTTAGTTTTCTTGTCAACATTCGCATCCGCGACTGCAATAGCCTGAGCAAATCGATCAATCTCCGCCTTGTAGACCTCCTTGTTTGGAAGGGATGTATATGGGGCATTTGGAGGTAGCGCTGGCGGTTGCCCAGGTGGTACGTGACCACCCGCAAAGTACATTGGTACAGGCATCAATGGTATGCTGATGGCTTTATCACCTGAATACGTACACGACAATACGCTACCACTTGATGTCATAAAGTAGTTCTTTGCTGTAGGGCACGGGAGCACGCATGCTTGTCCATTCGGAGACACTACGAACTCAGACGGACACGACTGTGTTACACCCATTATCTAGTGCTTAGATAGATTCCAGCTGAGGCACCCACGCAAAGCGTCAAGAAAACAAGATACGATGCATACTCCGATGGAACCATCAAGTACTCAACGAGCGCGAGCAAGATCGTGAACAGAACTGTCTGAATCACTGACATATCCAGGGGCTTCAAGATCTTGCGCTTCAGTTCATTGATTGGGTTGGGCTGAACGGGAGGACGTGGATTCTGAATACTATCGGTTACTGCCTTGATTCGATTGCCAGCATCCGACACGGCTGAATAGCCGGCGTACTGACCTTTGATCGTTTCATACCCCGGGGTGCTCATTGTTTAACGGTTAGGAACAAAACTCTTGAATGCTGCGAGCATCGGCATAATCACTCGGGCATCGCGAGACGCTTGCATGTCTCTCCATCCGAGGGGGTTGGGGATAGCACGCTGGTTCTGAGCCTGGTAGGGAAGCAGGGTGGACGACATCCGGACAAATCGAGTAAACTCGGATGCATCGCCGACCATTGCGCGACGAACGGGAGGATTGACTTGACCAAAGGGAGATGTGGGCATTTTGTTTTAGGAACAGGAATATAATGAGTACTCAACTTCCAGTGCCTCTCCAAAGCGCCTTGAACACGTACAAGACACACTACGCTGCCTTCAAGGCGACTGGGAACACCGCCGATAAAACCGCATATGAATCTGCTCTAGCCAGTATCAATACTATCCTTGAAAGCGAATCAAGGACAACGGCTGCAAACGATGAGTACTTACGGAAATTCGTAAGTAAATATGAGACCGAAAATCAAGAGATCGATACACTGCGCAAAACATCACGGGAGATTCAAAAGGAGGGACCGGAAATACAAAACAAGCTGGCACAATCGAATCAGCTATACCAACGTCAGATTGCAACTGTCAATGATACAGGACTCTACATAAAGGCTGGCATTGTGGTCGCGCTGGTTGTCATTGTGGGTATTGTGGGTGCGCTCTGACCTTTTCGCACTAGGATGAAAAAGAAGATCACAAATACAATCCCTAGCGCAGCTGCATACCAAAAAAGGGTTGAGTTGAAGATAGTCTGTTCGTGAGTTTGTAGCTTGTGCAGAGCCGCATATTGATCCTTCTGCTGTTGTAGAATCGTCCGCTCATTTTGAACACCGACCAACTTTCTGATAAGCTCATCTCGGTAGGACTCAAGCCTGGCCGCATTTCCTCTCATTGTCGTTACCTGACTGAGCATCTCCTGTAACAGTGCCGCCATTTCGCCGTTAAGGGTTGTGATGCGAGCAGAGTTGGTGGGATTGTTTGCAGCAACAAGAGTATCGTAGACTCTCTTTTTTTCTTCGTATTCCCTTTCTAGAGCTTGCATTATTACTGAGCGACATTTACATCCTCAACCACATACCGATAGTATGCACTGCGCCCCGCCGTATCCGAATGACGAGTGACCTCTACAACATCACCTGGGATTGCACCGATCCACTTGACCATCGCATCCTGAGAATCTAGCCACGGCAACTGGTTCTCCGGCTCTGAGATCTTGAACTTATTGAACACCGCCGTCCGCTCCTCCTCCGAGAGAATACGGTGAGGCATCGCCATACGGTGGGTGGTGATGTCAAACTGAAGCTGTGAGATATGGAAGAATGTAAGTCGCTGATCTGCATGCGCCTTTACAAACCTCAGAACATTCTCAGAGGGCGGACTGTTCGCAATAATCACAACACCATTTGTATATCCATTCTGCTTGGCGAAGGCTAGCATGACTCCGATATCACTTGCAAGCAACTTCTCCTTCTGACTAAAACACACCAGGATCGACCCAATCGTGTACAGAGTGACTTTCTCCATCTTCTTCTCGTCGGTCGTCACCTCCCGCACCTCCGTGTCGAGGTTGCGACGTTCAAACATAGTGCTGAGAGTCTTAAGTGCTGTCTCCTCCATTGTGGTGACCCTGTCTTATTAAGAAAGGCATCCGTTTTTTTCGGGAGCTTTGAACAATGAAGCAGTGGGTCTGGTTCGTACTTGCTCTTATAGTTGTTGCTTTTGTGATGAAGGTACTTCCGGGAATAGATAAGTTCTACGGTGGTCCCCCGGAGTCTAAGATGACCGATACCAGTCAGCAAAAGCGTGCAATGGCGCACGAGGATTCCTCGTACGCCCAGCAGACAAACCACTTCAAGCAGAACAATGATGTAGGTGAAGCTCTTGGAATGGAGACGCCATGGCAGGTCAACCAGTTTAAGAGCCGTCTGTGAGAAGAACCAATGAAAACAAAAATCCCAAGAGCGCTTCGTGAACAGGTATGGTTAGTTCACGTGGGACCTAAGTTTCAATACAAGTGCAAGGTCTCGTGGTGTACGAATACCATGAACGTGTTTGATTTTCAATGTGGGCACAACATCCCCGAGTCGAGGGGCGGGGCAACCGATGTAAACAATCTTGTCCCCATTTGCTCTCGATGTAATCTTAGCATGGGCAGTCAGTTCACAATCGACGAATGGAACAAAAAATTTGGATCGACACATCGATCTTGCTATACAAGGATCTGCGATTGGTTCAGAGGTCCAGGGTCGGGATCTTTGGTGGCGGTAGATCCGGCTTCGTCCCGTTCGCGCGATGGCGCTCCACGTCATCCCAAAATGCGCGCAGTTCTGAAATGTGATCGGACAGCCAGTTCGGGTCCTTCGGAACAAAGTCTTTCTTGATATCCGTCAGGACCCAGTACACATATTGATAGTCCTCGGTCAAGGTGCTCTGCCATTGGTGAAGCTCGACGCCATCTTCCTTGTAGTTGACCTTACCGTCGGAATCCACTGCAAAGACGCCCTTCTTATCCTGGCTCGCATCCCAGACCGTAAAGTTCACCTGCTTAAAGCGGAACTCCACATATTCACACTCGTCAATCCCCGTACACTCCATTTGCATCTGCATTTGGTGTACGTAATAACTCGGGATTTCGTCTTTACGAAGACGGCTCATTGGACACTTAAACTCAACCAGACGACCGTAGCGCCTCGGGTCCGCATCTGCATACCTTGGAATAATCAGACCGTCTGGAGACGCTCCGAGGAACTTGTGTACAGGATGCTGACAGCAACCCACGTCAATGATATCGCAGTCAGTCGTATCTTCGTAGATCTTCTTTGCAACTGGCTCAAATCGGGTGCCCCAAATCAACGCAGGGATTGCATTCGAGATGTTCGTATCTGCCCGGGCTGGTGGCTCGAGCTTCTTCAAGAGCAGCTCCAAGCGAGATGCAGGTGTCTGCCAAACCTTGGACACCTCAGATGCAGTCACCATAGTTCCACGTTGGGAGTGCCAAGCATCCGTTCGTTGACTTTGCTTTCCGTAGAGCCGAACCGTTCGCTCAAATGCTCGATCACGCATCCACAGAAGACCAACCTTGCTCGTCATTAACTTTTGAGTCACTCGCATGACTTCCTGTCGGAGGAGGCGGCGCGAAATCTCCGGCGCAAGGGATTTGCACAGCGTCACAAAACGGCGTAGACGAGCGTTGAGATGGGTATACGGACGATCGTCCAGAAGGTATGAGGCCAGTGCCTCC